CCTTTTTCCTCTAAATTTTTAAATAGTTTTTGTTGATTGATATATTCCAGTTGTGCTTGATGGTATTTGAGTACACCCTCAACACCATCACCGATAGCACCAAGCATTTGCATATACTTTAGACCTACACTTCTTTTCCCCTCGTTGAAAAAGGTTTCTGAATTGCCAGTAAACGAACGCTTTAGAATGTCTGTATTGTCTAAAAGCCTACAAAAAAACCACCTACCAAGTTCAGTACTTAGTACGTGGTTAAGTGCATCAATATCACGATCACGAATATAATCTTGTTTTGTTTTCATCTACACCCCCATACCCATTAACTGTTGCATTACTGGGTTTCCGTCATTGGCTGCATCTGTTGCTTGTTTAGCTGCTCCAGCCATTTGAGGTGCTAGTTGTGCAATTTGCATTGCTTGTGCTTGTTCTTCTTGCTCTTGTTGTGCTTGTTGTTGTTGTTCCATGATTTGTTGGTACTCATCGTTAGAACGAATAACCCTAGCTGGTACACCAAGATTTACACCATATATGTCCGCTGCCTCTTCAAAGTTGAATTTCTGAACGATGTTCGCATTGCCCTGTGCTAATGACATAATGAATGCATAGTACTGTTCAATATTCACCAATGAGGACATTTTCTGTGCTTGTGCTAGGGGTGAAATGTATTCAATCTTAACATCCATACCATTTAGCATTTCAGCAGTCTGTTCATCGATTGGTGGAAATATTCCAGCCCTATCTAAGATGCCATAAGTACGTTCAATGATTGGGTTTAAAAACTCACTTTGTAAGCGTTCGACTACAGGTCCTAACTGTTGCATCTTTTCTTGTGTCCGCTCCATAACCTCTCGTGCGGTCATTTGTCCGCTATCGATGTTATCAAGCATTAAGAATAGGTCAGCACTATAGGCACGTTTTATGCTTTCAGATACGAATTGTATCTTCGCTTGTACATTTGCAACATCAATTCCTACATTGAATATCGGTTCAACCTTACCGCCTGTATCTACTTCCGTTACACCGCCGGGAAATAGATTTACACTACCGATTACATCAGATGTAGCACTCATAGGTGGTTTAATACCTAATTCGATTGCAGTTACTAAGTCTTTTTCAAGCAGTTGTAACATCTGTGCATCGGACTGTGCGAACCATGCACACCCTTTGCCATAACCACTTAGATCATGTGTGGTGTGTCTTGCAATAGGAATAGGCCACTCTTCAAAACCACTATGTCTTAGCACTTCATCTGAGTTACTGCCCTCTATCCAATAAATGGATGCGTAAGGCATATTCTTATTACCTAGTTTCCCATTGCGGTCTTTGTTTGGCATAACCAACCAACACACAACATGAGTTTTTTCATTACCTTTTCCATCGTCATATTCACGTTTGACTTGTTCGGTGCACGCATCATACCCAAACTCTTCAACAAGCTGGTCTGCAGTCATGCGGTATTTTCTACCAAAGGTATTAACTTCACCATTACTACCGCACTCAAACGCATATGTTCCTATAGGATATGATGTAAACCACACACCATATTTAGGGTTTGGCATGATTGACATAGGCGATTGTCCAAACGGCAATTCCATATACGTTTGATGTGCCACGTTATAGAAATTTGATTTAGCAAATACTGCGTACAAAATCTCTTCACGTTCATCAAGTACCTTACTAACATCACTATTAGCTGCTAGGTCAGTATTCTCTAATGTCAACTTAAACCATTTACGGCTAGGCGGTGTCATGCCACTCATTACACCTGATGCGAATATTTGGCAACTTTCCCAAGCCACACCATTATTAATCTTATCGGTATAGACTTTCGATTGGTCTTGTTCATCATCAAACAGCCCAAGGAAAGGTAGTTGATAATCTCGAATGTCTTTCCACTTAGCAACGTACTTTTGACGATTGTTGAACATAGCATTAAACTTTGCCTTAATCTTCGTGTAATCACGTTTCTTAGGCATCGCATTTGTCGGTTGTCTAGCAAGCGTTGATAGGATAGTTCCTTGCATTATTAACCCCCTAATGTGTTCTTAGTGCCAGTTGTTGCCGTGGACAGAATTGTGCTTTCATAACCACGTTTGCCCTTACGCTTTTTAGCGTACCAATCTTCACCAGTCATTGTAGTAGCATCATCTGTTTGTACAGTTGGTGCTGGTGCTGGCATTGGTGTGTCAGGCATTTTATTCTTCATGCACATTAAATCACCCCTTATCTTTTAAATGGATCATACTCAGTATTAGCATGAACCCTACTCCCTACATTCACTTTTTTATTGACCCTGAACGCAAAGGTCAAGGCTAATGCATCGCCTTTATTTGGAGATGGTAAGCCACGTTCTTTCATATCCTTTTTGCTTTCAAGTTGTATTCGCCCATTCTTATCAATGATAGCCTCAGGACTTGTTATATCGTCATATAACCCTTGGTCATTCGGTGGAATAGAACCGCCCTCTTTTAGCCATTCTTTCATCTCGCCCCACATATACGCTCTCATGTTGAGATACATATCATTAGGTGCTTTACCACCAAAGGCAACTAACCGCCATCGTCTACCCATTGACTTACCAATACTATAAATACCTGTGCCGTACCCTTGGTCTATGAATACTGCATCTGCTTTATATTCATCTTCAAACTGTGCTATGAGGTTAGCCATACGCATATCATCATCATTCTTTTCAATCGTTGCCAAGCATTTCATGGAATAGCCATTACGCATTACGATTTCCAATGTATCACCGCCAGTCCACGCAGGGTCTACACCGATTATTACAGGCAGGTTGTTAAACTCACCAACTCTGTATACTCTCTTCTGTGCTTCATCTGCTATTGATGCGGAGATAAACTGTGTATCAGATGCACTAGGGAATAACCCTCTTACACGCACCTTTACAAAGTCGCTATCCTCACCATGAATATCTACCCATTCTTGCAATTTAGCTTTGTTTGAGATTTTAACAGTACGGCTATCTATTTGATATGTAGTCCAATAGTTCCGATGTTTTCTGAAACACTCTCTAAAACGTCCACTATTACGTGTAGGGTTACCAAACACACACCATATAATTTCCGTTTCTTTGTCTGTTAAAGCACCCTCTGTTACTTCCCATATCTTATCGGAAATAGCGGATGCTTCATCAAATATGATAAGTATTCTATTACCTTGATTGTGCAAGCCAGCGAATGCTTCAGGGTTACTTTCACTCCATGGGATAGCATCTATCCGCCACGTTTTTTCATACTGTTTATCAGCACTAAACAATGCGGTAGCAGTATAGGTGAATAACTCTTTACCTATGAATAGGTTGTACCACTTATTCAACTCAGCCCAAGTCTTAGACTTTAACTGTGTATCAGTATTAGCGGTTACAACTCCCCTCGTATTCTCATGTGTAGCAATAGCAAATAATATCAACAATGAAGAAAAAGCGGACTTACCAATACCATGACCTGATGCAACTGCAATTTGTATTGCCTTAGCTAATGACTTACCCTTACGCAGTTCTTCACCTATTTTCTTGAAAGTCTTCACTTGCCATTCGTCAGGACCATCAAAGTTTTCTAAAGGTGTTCCTTTTTCTCCCCAGGGAAAAGCAAAATAAACAAAGCCTAATGGATCATGAGTGAACGAACCCAATGCATCAATCAGTTGTGCCTTGTTGTACTTCATCTGACTTCACCCTTGCTCGTTTCATTCGGTCTGATATATCAATCTCTATTTCTGCATCAAGTTTCACTTTATCAGTAAATAACATATGCCGTTTACCTAAGAGTTCAGCTGCCTTAGTTCTATCCGCAACAGATACATCTAAACCAAATGCATCTTTTTCTTCGCCGTTCATAACCTTAGTTAGGTACTCTAGCACTTCATCAGCCGTTGCGATTGTATTTTTACTACGCTCATTCATGACTGCATCTATATATTGGCGCACGTTTATTTTTGTTAATAACTGACTACCCTTACTTCTTGCCGTCTTTTCTGAATATCCAGCAGTAATTGCGCTTTGTGTTCCGTTGGTGGTCTTAACGTATTCATCAGCGAATATGCGTTCTTTCTTA